CGGAAGCGACACGTTAGGCGCCGTCACTGGCATCGGTGTATCGACCAACGCTGACGACACCGTAGTCGCCCGGGGCACGGTAACGGTATTCGGTTTACTCGCCAAGACCAACGCAGACGACACGGCACTTGGCACGGGCACGGTCGTTTCCATAGTCACCGGCCTGGCAGCGTACAGCAACGCCGACGACACCGTAGTCGCAAGGGGTGACAGCGGCACGGCGGTAGTGCTGGCTACGGGTTCTGGCGGCTGGTTCCCGAGCCCACGGCGTAGATCGAAGAAGGAACTACACGCCGAACGGGTAAGGCTTGGCATTCTGCCGGCAGACGTGGTGAAAGCGGCCAAGAAGGTCGCCGCCCGGGTCATTGATGAGCCGGAGCCGATCGAGGCGTACCAAGAGAAAAAGGCCAAGCTCGACAAGGTGTTTCTTGAGGAGCTGGGCGCGACGAAGATGAGCCCGGACTACACCAGGGCGATTCAGATACAGATTCAAATCATGCAGGACGAGGAAGACGACCTCCTGCTGATGTTCTAGACAAGCAATCCGAACGGAAGCGGATTTGTAGGCGCCTCCTGGTGCCTTTTTTACTTCCTAACGCAGTGATGCGCAGGGGCCGAACCCTAACAAGGCGAGGCCATAGACCCCATGAGTGATTTCGAACAACCGGAAACGGACTCGACGGAGCAGGCCGCGCCTGCACCCACCGAAGCAGCGACGACCGACACCGCGACCGATGACCCTGGCCTCCAGGGGGAAAGTGCGGAAGAGGAAAGCGACTACGAGGTAGGCGACAAGAAGTACCGAGTCGGCGCAGCACTGAAGGCGCATCTGGACGAGTTGAGGGCGGGCAGTCTCCGGCAGGAAGACTATACGACCAAGACGCAATCGGTAGCCGAAGCACGCCGGGAACTTGAGGCCCAGCAACAGCAGTTTGTCGCTCGGCAGGAGTTTCAGCAAAAGCACATCCAGGCGGTTGCCAAGGTGATTTCCATCGATGAGCGGCTGGAGCAATTCAGCAAGCTCGACTGGAATGCGATCACCGACGCCGATCCGGTGCAGGCGTTGAAGCTCGACCGGCAGATGCGCGACCTGCAGCAGCAGCGTCAGCAGACCGTCGGAGACATAGAGCGCGAGCAGGGCAGACAGCAACTTGAAGGACAACAGGCAACTGCACGGTCACTTCAGGAAGCTCGCGCGATGCTGTCGCGGGAAATCAAGGGGTTCGGCACTCCAGAAGTGACGAAAGCCCTGACGGAGGTTGGAAAGGCGGCGGGCTACAAGGCCGAGGAACTGGCGCAAGTCAATGATCCGCGTGCCATCAAGCTGCTGCACAAAGCCTACCTCTATGACCAGTTGGTAGCCAAAGCGAAGGCGCCGGAACCCAAGTCGGAGGCAGCTCCGATCACGCGGGTTACGGGGGCCAGCGCGACGGCAACGAGAGACCCGAGCCGCATGACCGATCACGAATTCGCCACCTGGCGAAAGCGCCAGATCGCACAGCGGTAATTTCATTTCATACGTCGAGAGACGCTAGGAAAACATCATGGCTGGAAATACAAACGTCACTATTGACATGGTGACCCGCGAGGCTCTTCGAGTCGCGCACGAATCGAGCGTGTTCATTGCAACTACGGACCGCTCCTACGATGACAGTTACGCCAAGACCGGCGCCAAGATCGGCGCAACACTGCGCGTTCGCAAGCCCAACCAATATCTGCGCACCCAGGGTTCGCGGGTCATGGACGTGCAGGATCAGGACGAAGCGACGGCGAACGTCACTGTGGCAACGCAGGATCACGTCGACATGCGCTTCAACAGTGCGGAACTGGCCTTGTCCATTGACGAACTGAGCAAGCGCTATATCGAGCCGGCAGTGAAGGTGCTCATCTCTGGGATCGAAAGCGACTACATCGCCTATTGCACCAAGCGGGTTTACAACGCCGTGGGCGCTGCTGGCACGTTCGCAGTGGGTGGCACCTGGGGCGATTTGGTGGGTGTTGGCGCAGCACGCGCAAAGCTCAACCAGATGCTCGCACCGAAGGACGGCAATCGTTGCGTGATGTTCGACTCCGGCACGATGGGCACAATGGTCAACGGCTTGAAGGGTCTTTTCCAAGACTCGGCGCAGATCAAGGAGCAGTACCGTGAAGGCATGATCGGGCGCAGCGGCGGGGCGGATTGGTACGAGAACGACCGCATGTGGACGATGGCGAACACTTCGGACGTTACCACCACGACTGCGGCGGCTGCGGCTGTTACCGACGGCGGCACGAACATCACGTTCGCGTCCATCACGGCAGGGGTATTTCCGACTAGCGGGATGGTGTTCACCCTGGCCGGCGTCTATGCGTGTCACCTCGAGACCAAGCAGTCGCTGGGCTACCTGCAACCGTTCGTCATCACTGGCACCAGTTCGGTCACCACGCAGACGGTATCACCTGCGACCATCCTCACCGGGCCGAAGCAGAACATTTGCGCCGCAGACAGCACGCAATTGGCGGTGACGGTGTTCAACGGCACTTCGCTTGTGCCGACCTTCCTCGGGACCGCAAGCGGGAGCTACGTGCAAAACCTGATGTACCACAAGGAAGCGTTCCAGTTTGTGACCGCCGATCTGCCGCTGATGGACGACGCTGCCAAGTGCGTGCGCCGGACACAAGATGGGTTGTCCCTTCGAGTGTGGCAAGCGTCGGACATCCGCAACGATGAGCTGCTGATGAGGATCGACATTCTGTACGGCATGGCCGCGATTCGCCCGGAGTGGGCGTGCCGCATGTCGCTGTAATCCATTGAGGAACAAATATCATGGCTTCAACAGTACATCAGGACTACGAGCAACTCTCGTATGGGGGCAAAGCCTCCCAATGGCGCGGCCAGCACGCACAGATCATCGCCGAAGGGGCGACGAACTCCACTGGCCGACAACTCACCGCAAAAGAGGCCGGCTCGCTGGTTCTCTTCGACGTGACGACCACGCTGAAATACATCCTGCCGACTCCGGTCATCGGGATGACGTTCTCGTTCTTCACCAGCGTAAGCGTGGTCGCATCGGACACGCACAAGCTGTACTGCACTACGGGTTCGTTCTTAAAGGGCGCGGTTACCGTGGGCACCATCGCTACAGCTTCGGCTGCCGGCGTGGCGGCCAACGGCTCAACGCACCTGGGCATGAGCAGCAACGGCAGCACCACGGGCGGACTGATCGGGAGTTTCTTCACTGTGACGGCGATCAGCACGACGCAATGGGCGATCGAGGGCTTCCTGATCGGCTCGGGCTCGGTGGCAACGCCGTTCGTCACGTCGTAAGGAGGCACCATGTCCACTACAGCGCAAAACTACGAGCAGTTAAGTTACGGCTCCAAGGCGTCGCAGTGGCGTGGCAGGCATCGCGCAATCATCGGCGATGCGGTAGCCACGCGAAAGCTGACGGCACAAGAGGCTGGGACAACGTGCCTGTTCGACCGGGCGGCGGGGGTGGTCTACACCCTCCCGGCCCCGGTCGCGGGCATGACGTTCACGTTTCTGACCACGGTCGATGCCACCAGCAACGCCTATCAGGTGTCGACCAATTCGGCTGCCGTGTTCCTTTTGGGAGCGGTTGAGATCGGAACCATCGCAACGGCGTCGGGAGCGTCCTTCGCCGCAGACGGAACGGCCATCGTCGGCTTGAGCAGCGTGTCGGGTGAGACCGGCTGGCTGACCGGGTCGAAGTTCGTTGTCGTCGCGCTGAACTCGACGCAATGGGCGATTCACGGCTTCTTGATCGGCTCGGGGACGATCACGACTCCGTTCATCTAAACGGTGGGGCTTCGGCCCCGCTTTTTAAGGAAAAAACATGCACTACAGACTCTACGTGCCCCCTCAAGCGGTGGGCGCAAGCCTGATCTATTTCGACTTGTGGAACCCCTCCACCAGCGGCCAGGTGATCGAAGTCAAAGCCGTTCAGGTGCTCGTTACCGGCATCAACGTCGTGACTGGCGCTGTCTCGGTCGAGCTTCACTTGAACCGCACTTCTGCGATAGGAACCGGTGGTACGGCGGCTGTCCAGAATGGCGCAACGCTCACGGCGATGACCTTCACCGGGATGAATACCCAGCAACCGCTGGAGCTGATCACGGCTCGGCTCACGCCTTCGGGCGGCGCCACGGCTGGGGCGCTGTTCACCATGCGCAGTGTTGCGAGTGATGAATTGGGCCTCGGAGGAACCTACGTTCCATCGATTGACATGGCGCGCAACGGTTATACCGACGTGCCGCCGATCCTTATTCGCCCGGCACG